CGTGACGGCAAGAAATACTTGGCGATGTTCATTTTCGAAGGCGATGACACGTTGGGACGGGTCGAGGAACCGATCTGGGAACCCATCACGCCTGGAGGTGAGAGCATCATCGAAGACTTCTTCCGCCGTTGGGGCTGGAAACCGAAACTGGATTGGAAGAGCGTGACAGGCGACGCCTACGCACGAGTTGTGGGATACGATATCCTCATCCGTGACAACAAGGCGGTTTTCGACGGCGACACATTGGTCGCGTGCCCGGAAATCAAGCGTTTGTTCACCACCAAACAGTGGTCCACCTCCTTGGTGACCGCGGAGCAGCGCAAGACCTGTAACAGGATCTTCGCCGCGACGCTGGCCGCCGATTTCGTACACATGGAACCCTTGCACGCGTTTTTGAAGTCGATGTACGACAACAACGCGGGCACCGCGACAGTCACAGACGAGATGGTCCGAGAGCAGGCCCTGGCCTACTACGGCTATTTACCTGAAGCGGGCGTGTCTACGCTGTCGACCATGGAGTTTCCGCCTTTCGAGGGCGGCTCTGAGGCTTGGAAAGACCTCGCACGCGTCAGTGCAGGCGATTTTACCGACCTTGAGTGGGCAGTGGCAACGGCGCCGCATGACCAGAACGTCCATGGGAAGGACCTCGCAACCTGCTATCCGCGCAGTTGGTTGTCCTAAGCGATAACATACGGGCTGACCACCCGTTTTGTTTAGGCTAGTCGGAAGATGGTCGTGTCGCGCGAGTTGCCACCATTTCAGCATGCTTTAATTGTAAGAGAGGATTGACACGAACGTGGAACGGCGGTCTCAAAGATCATTGGATCGCCGGAGCGCAATACCCTTGGTTTTTCACAGAGGCCTTGGGGACATCATGACACTTCGATGGGTTTTCACGGCCCATCGATGGAAAACGGACTGTCGCCGTCATGATGTTATGATCACCCGTACCGGATGTAAGCTTATGCCGGAGGAGCCACGGATGGGACGACTTAGTAACACCAGGGGTGTTGACATAGAAGCGTCACCATGCCAGACCCATGTGGCGAGGGTTGCCTTATGCCTTAGTAGCGGGGGGTAGTCCCGTGAAAAGCCTGGAAGCCGACAGGTAGTCCGCAAGGGCCCTGATAGCAATCGGCGACGGTGAGGGCACCACTTCTACCCGGACGGCCCGGTTTGTTCCTTGGGAGGGGAACTGTAAAGAGGTGGTTCTGTAGTGGTTTTGTGGGTCGAAGGGATATCACTGCGAGATGGGATGGGTGTGGTTTGCCAAGCCATACTCTGACCACGACGATGTGGTGCTATGTCCTGGATGGTGCGTTAGGCTGGCGGGGCCTGGTGCATATGGTGCTGATGCGAGGTAAAGGCCTTTAGGTAGCCATTTTGGCGTAGCCGGGGCGAGAGCGCGTAGTACTGCCACTGCAGACAAAATGGATTGACGGAGGTAACGGACCGTCCTGGCCGATGCATGGGCACGCCCGCCCAGTCTCTTCTCTTACATTCAAGTCCCAGCGAAGCCTGGGCCACGTAGTACCTCTTGGCAGGAGGAGCGTGCAGGCCGGTTATTTCAACGGCCCCATAGGAAAACCAAAATAAACAATGCAAAATTCCTACCACACCGAGTCCAGAAATTTGGTGGTGTGTCAGAAAAATTTAAAACCAAAACCGGTTGTCTTAGCATTCTCAAGGTGTTATCTGTGACATCGACAACCGCGCAGCGTTCTAGGACACGCATGCAACAACTCCGGCGTACGGATAGTTCGTGCAACAAATATGCCGCTCACAAACAAGC